CGAACACTGCGGCTCTGATTATCTGCCTAAAGAATTAATAAATTTTATATTGGATAAATATGTAGTAAAAACTGAGTATAAAGACGTAGAAGGTAAAGAGGTTGAATATGCAATCGAAAAAGCAAAATACAATAGTATATATGGTATGACAGTTACAAACAATATTCGTGACGAGGTTATTTTTGACAATGAATTGCGGTTGGAGTGAAATTCCAATAACAAATGACGAAATATTAGAACGACTTGAAAAAGATAAAAAAAGAGGTTTTTTATCATTTGCTTGGGGTGTATGGGTAACAGCTCATGCAAGAAATAATTTATTGCAAAATTTAATTAAATTTGATGAATATATAGTATATACAGATACAGACAGTTTAAAACTTCGAGAGCGGTTTTGATTATTCTATAATAGAAGAATATAACAAAAAAGTTATGAAAAAAATTGAAGAAGCAAGTAAACATTATGATATAGATATTGAAAGATTTATGCCGAAAGATACTAAGGGCAAAAAGCATCCTTTAGGAGTATTTGAGAAAGATGCAGAATATTCACAATTTATAACACAAGGTGCAAAAAAATATGCATATATAGACAAAAAAGATTATAAAATTCATATTACTGTTTCTGGAGTACCAAAAAAGAAAGGTGCTAAAGGTTTAAAAAGTCTTGAAGATTTTAAAGACAATTTTGTATTTGAATATAAATATACAAATAAACTTTTAGCACAATACAATGATGATCAAATAGAATTTGAACTAACAGACTACAAAGGAAAAAAATACAAAGTAACAGATAAATACGGAATTTGTTTATTACCTTGTCAATATACTTTGAATAAGTCAGAAGAATATGCAAATTTATTAGACGAGGAAAGTTCCGAAAGAGCAATTTTTAAGGAGTGAGAAAATGAAAGATTTTGAATTTATAAGAGAATTTGGAAAAATAAAAATAACAGATTGTTGCAAATCTGTAAAAGTAGATATTTCAAATATTTATAATAAAAAAACAACTTTGGAAAATGCAAAAAAAGTACGTGAAGAAATAGAAGATAGAATTGCAAGACTTTATTTGAAAGGAAAAAAAGAAGATGTCAACTAAACAAGTACATTATAATATAGACAATATTGATAAAGAAAATGCTAATTTTAATTTAATTTATGGGGAAAAATCAAACGGTAAAAGCTATCAAGTAAAACATAAAAAAGCAGTCGAACATTATCTAAAAACTGGTAACAGATTTATATTATTACGTAGATGGCGTGAAGATATTTCTAACTTATGGATAGAACAATATTTTTCAGATGTAGACGTTGCAAAATTAACAAATAACAAATATAATTGTATTACTTGCTATCGTAAATTTATATCTTGGTGTATATGATCTAGAAAACAATAAAACAATAAAAGGAGAAAAAATACGGCTATGTTATGGCGTTGTCAACAGAACAACATATGTCAAGTGCTTCATTTCTAGATGTTGACATAATTATATTTGAAGAATTTATGGAACGTGGCACATATATTGCACATGAACCTGATAGACTAATGATATTTTATTCTACTATTGACAGAAAAAGAGGAACAACAAAACTTTTTATGGTAGGAAATTCTATTTCAAGAGTATGTCCATATATAAACGACTGGGGGCTTGATAAAATATTCAGAAAACTTCAACAGGGACAAATTGAAACAAAAATAATACACAATGAAGAAAATGATGTAAAAATAGCAATAGAATATTGTCGTAGTAGTGGCGGAAAAACAATGGCAATTGGAAATGCAAGTAAAATGGTTGATAGTGGAAGTTGGCAAACAGTACCGCAACCGCATTTACCAAAATCATTGAAAGATTATAAAAAGCTATATACATTTGGATTTCAATATAAAGGTTTCAAATTTTTATGTGAATATTTAAAAGACAAAGAAACTAAAGAAGTATGCTGGTTTATATATCCCTTTTATAAAGATTTTTCAAATAAAATTATAGTTTTTTCAGATGAAATAAAAATAAGTAAATATTGGCAAAGAGATATATATAATCCATCTTTTAATAATGATGGTTTAAAAAAACTACTTGCTACATTTAAAGAAAACAAAATATTTTATTCAGATGATTTATGCGGAACAGATTTCAAACAAGTTATTGATTTTTCTATAAGGAGATGATAAAATATGATTGAAAAATTAAGAAAATTATGTGATTTTTTAGGATATTATAAAGACGATTTAATTATAAGAGAAAAAGTTGTTGATAAAATTGATGATTATATTTTCTCTTTGGAGTGTGCAATTGAAATTTTAGAAAAAATTAAATATGAAGAAAGGAGCATACAAAATGGCAACATTAAATAGTAAAATAATACTTGCAAAAGGTATAAAAATGGATAGAGAATACAACAATGTTTTAAGTTTTAATACTAGTCAAATATTGAATATATTAAATAGTAATACACATTATGTAAACTCAAGTAACACATTTGCTTTTATTGGTGGCAATAATACGAATGTAATTTCTTGCCCATTTACTTACAATGAATGTTTGATTTCAAATTATATAGCATTTCAAAATCCGAATTATTCTAATAAATGGTTTTTTGCATTTATAACAAATGTGATATTTAAATCAAGTGGAATGACACAAATTGAATTTGAAATAGACGCTTGGTCAACATGGTTTGAAGATTGGACAAAGAAACCATGTTATATAATAAGAGAACATGTAAACAATGACAGTGTAGGAGCGAACACAGTTCCTGAAAATTTAGATGTTGGAGAAGTTATTGAAGAAGAATGGGAAAATTTAATTGATTATGGAGAAGATGGAAAAGCTTATTATTTTTGTATAAATACAACTTATGACCCTGTATCTGAAAATGATTATGAAAACAAAGTAACAGTTATTAACGGTAATTTGTATGGTAATTATATATTTTGTTTTGATGTTGATGGAGCATTAGCAAATTATGTAAATAATTTTATATATAAAACCGCAAGAGATGGAAAAATAGAAGCTATTCAAGAATTATATATTTTACCTAAAGTATTAATTGATAATATTGGAACTACAACAAAACAATATACTGGAAGTTATGGAAGTTTTACAACATATTTATTAAATAATTCAGAAGATGCAGTTCAACTTGCTCAACCATTTGACAGAACATTATCATACAGTGATTACACACCAAAAAATCGGAAAGTGTTTCGTATATCCATATAATTATTTGCTTGTTTCAAATAATGTTGGAAATTCAAATATATATAAATATGAAAATTTTAATCCTAATAATTTACAAACTACACCAATGTTTGAATTGCAATTGAGTGCTGGTATTGGTGGGAGTGGTCGTTTAGTTCCTAGAGGCTATAAAAATATAGATTATGATTATGATGAAAGTTTGCCACTAGGAAAATTTCCAACATGTTCATGGAGTTCTGATGCTTTTACAAATTGGCTAACTCAAAATGCTATAAATATTGGTACAGAAATTGTTTCTACAGGAGCAACTTTAGCTACTGGAAATTTATTAGCAACATCTGGACAAATGGCAGGAATTATTGGACAATTTAGAGATGCAATATTACAACCTAATATAACTGGAGGAAATAACACTGCTGATGTTAACTTTGCAATGCGACAAAATACATTTATATTGCATCATATGAGATGTAAAACAGAATATATGAAAATTATAGACGATTATTTTTCACGTTTTGGATATGCTATCAACAGAGTTTTAGAACCTAATATAATAGGAAGACAAAATTTCAACTATATTGAAATTGGCTCAACTGAAGAAATAGGAAACGGCGATGTGCCTGTTCAGTTTATGGAAAAAATAAACAATGCATGTAGACGTGGTGTAACAATTTGGCATAATCACGAAAATATAGGAAACTTTAATGTTTCAAATAATATAGTAGTATAAATAAAGAGAGGAAATATCCTCTCTTTTTAATTATAGATTATCTATTATTAAATCTGAGATTTTTTTCATACCTATACTTGATGGGTGTGAAGCAACTCCAGAATTCTCAATAGTTTGTAAGTTACCATTAGCATCTATATATTCATATCCAATATACGCTTTATTTTCATCAGTAGCAAGTGGAGCTATATTTATATATTTAATACCATATGTGTTACATACATTAACTATATTGTTTTGTTTAGTACTTGTATTATACCAACTTGCTACCCAATAAATAACCGCATTAGGATTTATTCTTTTTATAGCATCTATTAACATTGGAGCTTTAGTTGGAATAAATGATATTTTTTCTTCAGTATTGCAATTATCTCCTAATTGAATAAATACTATATTAGTATCGCTTGTCATATTAGGAATTAAATATGAATCAATAAATGCATTAACTTGAGATTGATTAATAGAAGCCTCCCAATCTCCCCCTCTAACTTTAACAGAAGTAAAATTAGGATTAATAGTTTTTAGATATTCATTAACATAATAGTAATAATCATCATTAACACTATAACTAGCCATTCCATGTGTTTGGAAACCTTGTAATAATGAATTTCCAATAAATAAACCTTTTGTTGGAAGTACTGATATTAAAGATGTGCTTAAATTGCCTTCATTATCAACAACTAACCTATATTTTGAATTATTTGGACTTGTTAATACTAATTGATTTTGAGAAATATCGCTTTCAATTTGAGAGAATTTATTTTGTATATTTTTTAAAGTATTAGCAAGATTAGAAGCATATATTTCCATATCTGACAAGTCATCTATATACATTATAAAATTATTAAGAATTGCTGTTCCATTTGATACATTTACTATTATTCTAAATTTTACCATATTTTGATATACAGAATAATAAGCTAAATCAAGAGATAAATCTATTTCTTGGTCGTGTGTATAACTAAAGCTATTAAATGTTTGATGATTTTCATTATCATACGTAATTACATAAATAGTTATATTATTAGATAATGTTCCTACTTTTCCTTTAATATGCAAAGTAGATGATGTATTAGTAATATCTCCAGTTCTTAAACCGTTATTAGCTGTAGTAGTATAATTATAGTCATTTTTATTTCTTATTAATTGAGCAAAAGAAGTAGCAGGTTGAAATGTATCTTCAAAATTAATATAATTATATCTATTTGTTATTCCATCATATTTAGTTAAATTATTCAAGAAAGTACTTAAATTATTTACATTTGTGTAATCATAAAAACTTGAATTACAAGTTTTATATGTTTTATCAATAGTTAAAAATATTTCTCCATCAGCAATAGCTGAAAATTGATTAGCATATAAACTAAATATTAATGTAGTAGTTGATTTTACATCTTCAGCATCTAACATAATAATACTTTCACCATTTTTAAATAAATGTTGAGCAACTTTATTTGATGAAGTTACTATATTAATTTTTGGGTCACATCTTAAATTAGAAACAGTTAAAATAATTTTTTCACCATATTGTACTTCATCAAAATTAAAATTTAATCTAAATTGACAATTTGAAGATAATGATGTTCTTCTAATTGTAATAGATGATGTATCCTCGCTTAAAGTAGCTCCTGTTAAATTAGTAAAATTAGCATTTGTTAAAGTTTTAACTTGTAAATTATTATTTACTTTATCATATACTACATTATTAATTGATTTTGATGGTATTGTATTTTCTCCATATTCAGTTGATTGATATACACCACCACTTTGCCATGTTTCTCCATCAAAATAATACCAATTTCCATCTGTTTCAAGAACATAAATTCTTGATGTGTCTGTCATGTCATTAATTGAAGAAACTGCAATAGGATTAATTCCAACACTTGCATTTATTTTATTATTCATGTTATTAATTAAAGTATTTTGATTGTTAATTGTTTCATTTATTTCAGTTTCAAACTCATTAATTATTGGGTTTACATAATTTTTAATTAAATTTGTAAGTGTTCCATCTGTTGCCATTTCATCTAATTTATTATTAATTTCATCTTGAACATCTAAATTGTCAAAATAATTGTTTACATAATTCTGTAACTCTGTCATTGCATTTGTTATATCTACTGTTTGTTGACCTACTGCGTTCATGTCATCAATTACTTTATTCAAATATTCAATAACTTTACAATATAGTTGATATTCTGTTATCATATCAAAGTCTGCCTCAATAAATGGAAAATTTTGAAGTACAAACCATTTAAAAGGATGTAAATTTTTATATTCAAATTTATTCATTTTATACCTCTCTTTCTAAACTAATTGATAAAAAAGACAATCTAAGTCTTTGAATATCATTTCATATATATTATTTATATTTTCTTGCATTTCTTTCATAATTGCAATTTTATCTGATGGACTTCTTCTAATTTCTTTTGTATATTCGTTGTTGTCTGTTCCATTTGATGTAGCTGAACCATTTGATGTTGAACTATCTGTTCCTGACGCTGTGTCTGTGTCATAATTATATACACCAACATAAGAACCATTTTGTAAATTTTCCAATTGGTCTTGGGGTAACTCTGAATTTCTTCTATCTGATGTTGAACTACTTTGTGTAGTAGAACTATTTGAAAGTGTATTTTGTGTTGTGTTTGTTGTCTGTCTTTCATCTGTTCCAGTTTCGGTTGTAACTTCCCCATCATTAAAAATATTCCAATTTTCTAATGCGTCGAACATTTTATTATATATTGGCATTATTGAATTAAGTTTTACATTTAATTGTATTTTAAATGCTGTCAAAGTATCAAAACCTATTCTACGCATTATAAATTTATTTAAAATCATTGTTTCAAATTGTTCTTTTGTA